CATCGACCTGTACTATGTGGACCCCAGCGACAGCGACTTTGCCAAGCTGGGCCTGAACTACACCGTGAAGGGCGAGACCAACCTGATCGGCGTTCACGTCGACGGCGATTATAGCCGCGCCACCGGCGATATGTACGCCATCATGGGCATGAAGCTGTGGGCTGAGTATCTGGACGGCATTGCCGTTGCTACCGTTTCTGTGTCCGGCGCGGGCTAAATAGGAGGGCGGCGTAATGCTTGAACTGGTCTTACGGCACTTAAACAACTGGTTTCTTGTGGATATCCACAGGGGCGTGTTTACCGTGGAGAATGGCAGCATTACGCTGCCCTTTCTCCAAAATAACCAATATTTCCGCGTGTGCGGCTCTGTGTTTAACGATGGGCTACACCAATACCCGGCGGTTGACCTGACGGACGAAACCTTTACCGGTACGGTGTGGGCGCTGGCTGTCCCTAAAGCAGTAGTAACCCTCTCGGAGGACATTGCCGCATGGGAGAAGAAGAACGGAGAGGCCGTTGCAAGCCCGTATCAAAGCGAGAGCTTCGGGGGCTACTCCTACACCAAACGAAGCGCAGGAAACGACAGCGGCACGTTAAACGGCTGGCAGGACGCTTTTAGAGGCCGTTTAAACGACTGGCGCAAGCTCAAGGGGGTGGAACCGTGAGTTTACTGGACGATTTCGCAAGCAAATGCGTGCTGATGGAAAAGACGCGAACGCCGGACGGAGCAGGCGGCTATATCGTCGCATGGGCCGAGGGTGCGGAATTTCTCAACTATCAGGCGCTCGACACCTCGATGGAGGCGCGCAGGGCGGAAAAGGAGGGTGTGACCTCGGTATATTCCGCGCTGGTCAACAAGACCGTTCCCATCGAGTATAACGACTATTTCCGCGACGCGTCCACCGGCAACACCTACCGCGTGACCTCAAACCCGGAAGAACGGGCTGCGCCGCGTTCGGCAGGCCCGACGATCCGGGCGTTGAAATTCTTCACAGCGGAGCGAAAGGAGCTGCCGAAATGACAAAGGACAAGGCGCTCCATGCGTGGTTTTCTCAATTCCTCCCGGCCTATCCAACCTCCAACGTGCCGGAAGATGCGGTTTTCCCGTGGCTGACCTATGAGCTTATCACCGGATCATGGGAGAGCGGCGAGATCGCGCTGACGGTCAACCTCTGGTATTACACCGAGAGCGAAGCGACACCCAACGCAAAGGCTCAGGAAATCTCTGACGCCATCGGCATGGGTGGCGTGCTTGTGCCGTATGACGGCGGGGCGATGTGGATAAAGCGCGGCTCTCCGTGGTGCCAGAACATCGCGGACGAAAGCGATAAAAACATCAAGCGGCGGTATCTCAACATCACGGTTGAGTTTCTGTCGCAAAACTGATGAAAGGACAACGACATGAAATATACCAAGATTCCTTCTGATACTTTTCAGAAGCTTCAGCTAAACGCCGGCATTTTGGCAACTGAATTTACACCCGCAACCGGCGAAGTCGGTCCCAATAGCCAGATTGGCGCAACGACCGGCGGCATTAACTTTACCGCCGCACCGACCTATTCGGACATGGGCGCGGATATCGACAACTGTCCGAAGAACATGAAGGAGCTGAAAAAGCTTGATTCATGGGAGGCTAAAATGGCAGGATCGTTTAAAACTGCTGACACTACCACGGCAAAGCGGCTGTGCGGCGCGGCGGACATCGGAACGACCGACACGACCAAGGTTACACCGCGCAACGACCTCAAGGACACGGACTTTGGTGACGTTTGGTTTGTGGGCGATTATTCTGACAAGAACGGAGAAACCAACGGCGGCTTTATCGCTATCAAACTGATCAACGCGCTTTCTACAGGTGGATTTCAAATCAAAACGAGCGACAAATCTACGGGCGAGTTTCCTTTTGAGTTTACCGGGCACTATTCCATGAGCGCACAGGATACCGTTCCGTTTGAGCTTTATATTGCGGCCGGCACGGCGGAGGCGTAAATGAGACTTTCCGACATTCAGGGCGAGCGCGTCTTTGACGTCATCGCGGATATCATCGACCCGATTGCCAACATTGCGGAGGACAATGCGGCTTCCGCGCTGTTCAAGCGCGAGAAGCTGCCCGAGGGCATGACGGTGAAGCAGTTTGCGACGCAGAGGGCGCGAAAAGCGCTCCCTGCGCTGCTCAAGGGCCACAAAGGCGACATCATTGCAATTCTTGCCTCTATTGAGGGCGTGAGCGCGGAGAGCTACAAGGGCGCGCTGAACCTCGTCAAGCTGATGCGAGACGCAACGGAACTTTTGACCGATGAAGCATTCGGCGCACTTTTTCTCTCAGCGCAGAGCGGGAAAACCTCTGGCTCTGCGCAGGAGAATACCGAGGTCGAAAACAAATAAAGCCGTTCCTGCGGTACTGCGTGGCGCGGCTCAATGAGAGAGCGAAAACCGAAGCATACCGCATTTATGTGACGGATGCGCTGCGCGTGGTTGCGGAAAATACGGCCAGATATGCGGGCGGGAACTACATCAAGGCGCGATACGCGGACATGATTGAGCCGAAAAAGCAGGACAACAGAACGTGCGAAGAGATTACCGCCGACATTGTCGCGCGATGCGGATTGGTGGTGAAACATGAATCTACTTGATTTATTTGTCAAAATCAGCGTAGACGATCAAGCAAGTTCCAATTTGGGCGGGATTGCGTCAAAAATTGGAAGCGGGCTGAAAACGGCGGCAAAAATCGGCACGGCGGCAGTTGCCGCCGCTGCCGGGGCCGTTTCCCTCTTAACAAAACAGTCTTTGGACGGTTACGCGGAATATGAACAGCTTGTCGGCGGTGTGGAAACGCTGTTTAAGCAGTCCGCCGATCAAGTAATAGAGTACGCAAATCGCGCCTATGAAACCGCCGGATTGTCTGCCAACGAGTACATGGATACCGTTACATCTTTTTCGGCGTCCTTGCTGCAAGGTCTTGGCGGAGACACGGAAAAGGCGGCAGAGGTCGCCAATCAGGCCGTCATTGACATGGCAGATAATGCCAACAAGATGGGCACAAGTATGGAAATGATTCAAAATGCCTATCAGGGCTTTGCCAAGCAGAACTATACCATGCTTGATAACCTCAAACTCGGTTATGGCGGGACGGCAACAGAGATGGCACGCCTCATTAACGATTCCGGCGTTTTGGGAGATACCGTCGAGGTAACAGCCGAAACGGTCAACAGCGTATCGTTTGATAAGATGATTGAGGCGATCCATGTAATACAGGATCAAATGGGCATCACGGGCACAACCGCGGAAGAGGCGGCCAGCACCATCGAAGGCAGCGTCAACATGATGAAATCCGCTTGGTCAAACCTTGTGACCGGAATTGCAGACGATAACGCGGACCTTGACAAGTTGATCGAAAACTTTACCTATTCGGTCAGCAAGGCCGCAGAAAACATTATCCCGCGCATTGAAAAGATTTTCACGGGATTTGGCGATCTTATTGTCAAGCTTGCACCTGTTATTTCGGAACAACTGCCGTCGCTTGTAAGCTCTGTTTTGCCGTCGCTTGTAGATGCTGCCACAGCATTAGTGCAAGGCGTGGTAGACGCAGCCCCCGGCATCGTTGCGGCGCTTGCTGATATGGCGCCGCAAATTACCGGAGCGATTCTGTCAATCATACCCCAGCTATTAGACGTAGGCGTCCAAATGCTGATTGCATTGGTGCAAGGAATTGCATCGGCTATGCCGGAAATTGCGCCGCAGTTAGCAGATTGCGTGGCACAGATTGCGGAAGTGCTGACACAACCAGACACGCTTGTTGCTCTTGTTGAAGCAAGTACGCTGTTTATCGTCGCGCTTGTTGAGGGGCTTGTTGATAATCTGCCCACCCTTTTGGCGGAAGCACCCAAGATCGTAAAAAATCTTGCGTCTGCATTTATCCAGTCTCTTAGCTATATCGGAGAAGCGGCAATCGAAATCGGCGTCGCTCTTGTCCAAGGCATTTGGGATGGCATAAAAAGGATGGGCGACTGGCTTAAAAGCATGGTCGAGGGCTTTTTTGACGGTATTGTAGACGGCGTAAAATCGACGCTCGGCATCCACTCACCGTCTCGCGTATTTGCTGGGATCGGCGAAAACATGGCGCTGGGTCTCGGGGAGGGTTGGAACAGCGAGTTTGGATCCATTAAGCGCGACATCTCGAAAAACCTTGACTTCGGAACCGCATCTATTGATTTTGGAGCTTCCGGCGCTGCGGCTATTGGAAACTCTATCGCGTCCGGGATTGGCTCTATGGCAACAGGGAAAGAAGGCCAAATCATTATCAACCTGACGACCGAACTGGACGGCACCGTGCTGGCTCGGAAAATGGTGCCTTACAATGAAGCAGAAGCGGTGAGGAGTGGAGCATGAGAAAAACGATCAAGATCAATAACATTGACTTCACTGCGTACTTTACTCCTGTTGGCTATAAGGTAACGCACAAAAAGATCAAAGGTCCGAACGAGGGATATATGCTCGATGGGAGTTTCACCGAAGACATTTTGGCAATTAAAGCAGTCATCACCTGCACCTGTATGCCGCTGACCGAAACGCAGCTAAATGCGTTACTCGCCCAGCTTTATAGTGGGACGCTCAACGTCTACTTTTTTGATCCTAAAACGGGAGATTATCGCACGGCTGCAATGACTTGCGAGCCGCCCGAAAGCGTGGATCGGGGGCAGGGGACAAACGCGGCGGAATACTGGACGGGCACGGTGCTCGTGTTGACGGAGAAGTGAGCATGAAGATCACCTATAAAAACTGGACATTTCTTTTTTCGCAAACTGAAAGTGCCAAGCCGACGCGCGAACAATCGTTAAGCTGTGAAAGCATTTCGGCGGATACGCTGACTGCGGTCGTCCGATGCAACGATCCGACCATTATGGCATTTGCCAAGAACGACCCGATTCGCGTTTGGGGAAGTGATTCCGACGCATCCATGCAGACCTATTATCTCCGGTCAATTACACGCACCGGCGCAACCTCGTATCGGCTCGTTGCATGGTCTGCGGTCGGGCTTTTGGCGGCAATGGCGCACAAAGGTGGCATCTATACCGGGCAAACTGTGGCAGAAGTCGTTAAAGAAATCTGCGGGAACGTACCTGTTGTTGTAAAAAGCGTATTTGCCAACACCAAGTTATATGGATGGCTGCCGTATTGCCAGCCAAAAGCAGATAGGCGGGGGAAAAGCGCAAGAGACAACCTTGTGCATGTGCTGTTTGCTATCGGCGCGTATTTGACGACCGATTTAAACGGCGTTTTGCACATTGATGCGTTATGGGATGGTGCCTCGTCCACGATTGGCAGCAACCGAATGTATGCCAGCGGAGGGAAAGTGAGCTATAGCGACCCCGTCTCCGCCGTTACCGTCACGGAGCATCAGTACATCGCGGGAACCGACGAAAAGAAGCTGTTTTCCGGCACATCTCAGCAGGGAGATATTATCACCTTCTCCGAGCCGATGCACTCACTCACAGCGACAGGCTTCACCATTTTGGAGAGTGGCGCAAACTACGCTAAAATCTCCGCCGGCTCCGGCTCGCTCAAGGGAAAGACGTATATCCACAACACGCGCCTTGTGACGCAAACCGTCACAGAGAACGCGGCGGAAAACGTCAAGTCCGTCACCGACGCGACGCTCGTCTCCCTCGTTAACTCCTCTGCCGTTGCCAAAAGGCTTGCAGACTATTACAAGTGCCGCGAAACCATCACCAACGGCATTGTAAGCGGGCAGGAGAAGCCCGGGCACGTGGTCAGCGTCTATCACCCCTACGATAAGAAGATGGTCTCTGCGTGCATCGTGAGCCTTGACACGACCATGAGCGGCACACTCAAGAGCGAAATGACGGCACTCGTCGGCTTTCTGCCCCCGCAGCCGGAATCGTCGGAGTATTTTGATGAGCGCGTGCTGCTCACCGGCTCTGGCACTTGGACCGTGCCGGACGGCGTGACCACCTACACCAAAGTTCTTATCGGCGGCGGGCAGG